ACTGGAGACTACTTCTATAAACCATTTGAAGTCTCTAAGGATTACTATGAGTACACTGGAGCTGCTCTCCACCTAGATCCAAGTGGTAGAGGAGCTGATGAGACAGGATATGTTGTCACTAAACTCCTCAATGGTAAGATCTTTGTTCTAGCTGTTGGTGGACTTAAAGGTGGCTATGATCATGGTACTTTAACTCAATTAGCTAAAATAGCCAAGAAACACAAGGTTAATGTAATAGAAATAGAAGCTAATTTTGGTGATGGTATGTATACTGAACTATTTAAACCTGTACTTAATAAATACCATCAGTGTCATGTAGAAGAGATTAAACACTCCAAGCAGAAAGAAGCTAGAATTATTGATGTCTTGGAGCCTATTATGAACCAACACAGGCTTGTAATAGACTTTAATGAAGCTGAACAAGACTACGAGAAATCTAAAGATGAACCTCGTAGACAACTGTTTTACCAGATGACTAGACTCACTCGTGATAAAGGATCTCTTCAATATGATGATCGTATTGATGTCCTAGCTATGGGAGTTAACTATTGGGTAGAACAAATGGCTGCTGATGAAAGCCTAGCTTATAATGAACGTAAGAACGCTCAATTTGAAGAGAATATCAAATCATTTATGTCAACCGTAGACCAAAGTTATGAAGATGAAAACGTATGGGTTAAAATATGAGTAATTTATTGGGTAGAGCATTTGCTATATTAATGATTAAACAGCACTGGGCTTCTAGTTTATCTAAAAAATTACCTAGGTCCAAACATCGTTCTTTTTTAGAATCAGTTCAACGTGATGCAACCAGCATTAATTCAGCTAATAAAGATTTTTTTAAAGAAGAACTAGCTTCATTATCATCGCCTTCACCACGAGCTTCTACAGCTCGTCATTCTGATTTGAGTATTAATAAATCACCTGATCCAATAAAAAAACACTCAAGACGAGGAGCTAAAGGTAAATCTAAAATTTCTAAATATACAACATAATTATTTATGTGGCTTCTAATATCTATATATCTAAACCTTACTATTGTTCCTATAGCAGTTGAACACGGAGAAATAGTGGAAACCTTTTCTAGTGAACAAGCTTGTATTGAAGCTCATACCAAGTTTTTTGAAGACCTGGCAAAAGATAAAATCAAAATCCCTGCTAACTTTAACTTGGGGTGTATTCCCTTTAATAGAGAGACTGCTTAAAATGGAAAGATCAAAACCAAAACAATTAAAACCACTAGTAGCTAGACACCCACCAAAGAAACTGAAACCTAAAGTTCCTCCTGCTTCACCTAAAAGATTACCACCTAAGATTAAGCCTGCTTCACCAAAGAGAATGAAACCACGAAATAGGAGATAGTTTAAAATGCCTTTACCTAGTTTACTTGCTCGTGCTATTAGTTTGGGAATTAGAAACGCTGCTCAATGGCTTAAAAATAATCCAAAAGTAGATACAGTTAAGAAGCTTCAAAGAGCTTTTAACAAAGAAAATAAAGGTAAAGAACAAGCTAGAAAAAAGGGTGGTAAGATTTTTTCTAAAAAGTGGACTAGAGGAGAAGGAACACAGAGAAAACAAGTAAAAAAACAAAAGGATCAACAACGTCATAAGAAACCTAAAGTTGACTCTGATTTAAGTATTAATCGAGAAAGAGAATGATACCTATAGACAAGAAAAACAAGTATGCACTTGAAGATCAAGTCATATCCAAGATGTTCAGGGACAAAAGGTTCCGAACTAGAGTAATTCCTAATAAAAAGAAGGAGTACAAGAATGAGAGATGCCAAAAAAATCAGGGGGGATGTGGGTTCAGGGGGCTTCAATACGAGCCTTGGGAGACGTAATCCAGTACCTCCACCTAAAAACACAGCTCCACTCACAGTGAAACATAAAGGAGCTAGGTCAGTTTCTACTCGTTTCCCTTATGACTCTGTAAAAGGTGAAATTCGTAACCATAAAGGACTGTAACTTATGCCTAAACTAAAAGGATACAAGAATCCTACACCAAAACCAAAGCAAACTAGGAAGAAACCAAAAGAAAAACCAGTTAAATTGAGGACTTATTAAATGAAATTATTCGATATGGGTATGACAGTACTGATTATTGCTCTTATGGCAGGACTTGGTTGGCACTTTGGGTGGTTTGATCCAGGTATTAAACCGTAACCTGAGCCACTCACAGCCGTTTTAAGGTTAATTAGCGGTTAACTGAGGGGTAGGTATAGGGTTACCTAAAAAGTGGCCTTATATCGCCTCTCAGTCAATATTTTGTGATAAAAATGTGAATGGGTATACGATAGGGGAGCAGAAAAAAAATCCCCCCATCGGGTTCGTTCATTATTATACACGGGCGAGCACCTGGTTACACTCACAGTAAATGTGCATGTGAAACTAGGAGTTGACTTCTGGTTCCACTATTTGAAATCTGCTAGTGTCATGTGAGTTTAGATTTACATCTACTTTCCAGGTTAACTGGTGGTGGTGGTGGTGCGTGTCTTTAAGTTGAGGTGATTTATTTTTTTACTTACATTAAAAGATTTTAATGTGATTAGGTGAAAATAAGTATTGACAAAAGAATTGATAGGGATTAGATTACTGTTATGATTCATTCACATTCATTCAATAAAGGAACAAACACAATGAAAGAGACAGCCTATCTACGTTATATGCAAAAGACTCACAAGATGCTGGAATCAGAGCGAAACCCGTGGTTTCACTATGATCTACAAATTTGGATTAAAGATGGGATCATACAAGACTGCGGACACCCACAATGTAGCGACAAAACAAAAACCGTAGAATGTAACGCCCACAAATATCAAGGCAAATCTTTGAAGGAGATCTAATCAGATGGTTAAACTCAGCAAAACATCAAAAATGCCTTGCAAGTCTTTTGCTTTACCAGCAGGGAAAAAGACTTGCATTGGTATGATTGACACTAATGGTAAAATTAAAGACGTTTGCAAAAAATGTTATGCGATGAAAGGTAGTTACTCATGGAGAACAGCAAAGGCTTTAAGAGAACACAATCTTGATGAGACTTTGAATAACTTAGAAGGTTTTAAGGCTGATATGATTAAACTTTTAACCAAAGAAAAATCAGAGTATTTCAGGTGGTTTGACAGCGGAGACATATATGACAATGATCTGTTGGTTACAATCTATGAAATATGCAAAAACACGCCAACTATCAATCATTGGATACCTACAAAAGCCCGTGAATTACTTGATCAAGACCTATGGTTAAAACTTGAAAACTTAGATAATGTTACTATC